ATCGGCAGCCGAGCAGGCCAAGCGCATTCCATCGCGTGAGCCGGCATTTCGGAACCTGTATCTCAACCAGCCTATGGACGCGACGGCGCGCTTCATCAACGGGCGTGACTGGTTGGCATGCGGGGCCGAGATTGATCCGTTGGCGCTGGCCGGGCGAAAGTGCGTCCTTGGGCTCGATCTCTCGTCCACGACCGATCTGACGGCGCTGGCCGCATACTTCCCGGAAACCGGCGATGTGCTGATCTGGCAGTGGGCGCCGGCGGAGACGCTGGAGGAGGCTGAGCGGCGGGATCACGTTCCCTACCGCCTGTGGGCACGTCAGGGTCTCTTGCACACCACGCCCGGCCGCGTCATCGATAAGGCATTCGTGGTGCATGCTATCGGAGAGATTGTCCGCGATTTTGATGTGCAGGCCTGTGCCTTCGATCGCTGGCGCATGGACGAGGTGATGCGGCTTCTGGCCGATGAGGGCATCAAGCTGAAGATGGAAGCCTTTGGGCAGGGCTTCCGTGACATGGCGCCAGCGCTCGATGCGCTGGAGTCGGCCATCCTCCGCGGCGATCTTCGCCATCCGGGCAATCCCGTCCTGACATGGGCGGTCTCCAATGCCGTCACGGTCTCCGATCCAGCCGGCAACCGGAAGCTGGAGAAGGCAAAGAGCAATGGCCGGATAGACGGTCTTGTCGCTCTTGCTATGGCAGTAGGCTATGCAGCCCGCACACCAGCGAAGAAGAAGTCCGTCTACAAATCGCGTGGTCTGATGAGCTTTCAGGCCGCTTAAGGTGCGCCGGTGTCCACGTTGCACAGCATCCATCTACGCTATATCTATGTAGCGTTGTTGTTGATGCCGCTGATGCGGCCTTGCTGAGGATGCGGCTATGAAACTGCATGAACTGAAAGAGAAGAAATCAGGCGTCGTGCTGGAAATGCGCGGCCTGGTCGAGGCGGCCGAGACCGCCAATCGCGATATGTCGGCCGAAGAGAAGACGCGCTTCGATGAACTGAAGACGGAAGAGCGTGCTCTTGCCGACCGCATTGAGCGCGTCTCCTACGCGGACGAGATGGAACGCCGCTCCGATGTGCGTCATGTCCATGGTGCTGGCGCCGGCCATGGCGAAGCGCGTGAGATGCGCAATTATTCGCTGGCCAAGGCCATTCAGGAATCCTCCGCGGGCCGCCTGACCGGGCTGGAAGCCGAAGTCCACGCGGATCTCTCCCGTGGCCGTGAGGTGCGCGGCGTCATGGTGCCGACGAACGTCATTCTGGAGCGGCGTGCCGTCACCACGACGACGCCGGCGGATGGTCCGGGCGGCAATCTGATCGGCCGGGACGTGCGCGGCTATACAGAGCATCCGCGCCCCCTTCTGAAGGTGGAGGCAATGGGCGCGACGGTCCTGCGGGATCTGGAGGGCAATGTCATCCTGCCGCGCCTGACGGAAAGCGGCACGGCGAACTGGGTGGCCGAGCATACGAACGTCACGCGCTCCGATCCGAAATTCGGCAAGGCCGAGTTGTCGCCGAAGACGGTAGGCGCGGAATACGAAGTGTCCCGCCGCATGATCCTTCAGACTTCCAGCGCGATAGAGGACATCCTTCGCCGGGATCTGTCGCACCTCCTGCGCGGCGCGCTGGACAAGGCCGCCATCGCCGGCACGGGCGGGACTCAGCCTCTTGGCGTCCTGAATACGCCGGGCATCATCGAGGCGGCGCCGACTTCGGTCCTGTCGGATCTGACGGCCGAGATGATGGCATCGCTGGATCTCGATGACTTCGACGGCACGCGGGCCTTCCTGACAAACCCGGCAGTGCTGAAGCTCGCCCGCACCACGAAGGACGGCGACGGCCGGCTCTTCACGCTGGCGGAGCTTTTCCACAGCGAGCGGGTCGAATGGTCCACGCAGGTGCCGGGCGACTATGGCGACGACGAGGACGCCAATGCCCTGATCTATGGCCAATGGAACGAACTGATCATCGGCTACTGGAGCGGCGTCGATATCCTCGCCAACCCGTTCCACGCAGACGTTGCCAGCAAGGGCGGCTTGCTCCTGCATGCCTTCCTCGACGCTGACGTGGTGGTGCGTGAGCCGAAGGCCTTTGTCGTCGCCGCGATCGACGAGGCTTGATCCATGAGCGTGGCACAGACAGAACGCCGGACCGCAGACGTCGAGGTGCGGGCAAAAGGCCGCCGGCTGGAAGGCTATGCCGCGCTCTTCAATCATGAAACGGACCTTGGCACGTTTCGTGAGGCGATCCGGGCCGGAGCGTTTTCCCCATCGCTCCGGTCCGGGCGCGATATCCTCGCCCTTGCCGATCACGATCCGCATAGGGTGCTGGCCCGCACGAAAAGCGGCACGCTCCGCCTGTCGGAAGACTCGCGCGGCCTCGCCTTCGATCTTGATATCCCGGACACGCAGGCCGGCCGGGATATCCTTGCGCTGGCCGAGCGGGGCGATATCGGCGGGGCGTCCTTCGGCTTCGTGGCAACCGATGAAGAATGGAGCGGCCAGCGCCGGGAGGTGCGCGCTCTGGATCTGCATGAGATCTCCATCGTGCAAGCATGGCCCGCCTATCAGGGCACGACCGTCACGGCACGGTCGCGGCCTATCCTGTGCACCTCCCGCGATCTCGCCCGGCGCTATCTGGAGACCATTCGATGAACCTCTTCAACTTCATCCGCTCCAAGGTGGAGAAGCGCTCCCACGTGTCGCCCGTGTCCACGCATGATCTCTTGATCGGCCGGGCTGTAGAGTCGGAGGCCGGCACGATCGTCAATCCACTGCTGGCCGAGAACCTCTCCGCCGTCTTCGGCTGCGTGCAGATTATTGCCGAGACGGTCGCCAGCCTGCCGCTTCAGGTGTACCGCCGTGACGGCGAAGATCGCCGCACGCGCTCCGATACGCATCCGATCGCCCGGCTCTTCTCCAGCGACGTGAATGATCGGCAGACGGCATTCGAGTGGTTTGAGATGATGACGGCGCACTGCCTCCTCAGGGGCAACGCCTATGCCGAGATCATCCGCGACAACCGCGGCGCTGTGATCGCACTCAAGCCGCTGCATCCGAATAGCGTGTCCGTGGTGGAAAGCCTGCGGACGGGCCGCATCTTCTATGACGTGACGGATCCGAACGGCGGCACGCGCCGGCTCTTGCCGGAAGAGGTGCTTCACCTCAAAGACCGGAGCGATGACGGCATCATAGGCGTAAGCCGCCTGAGGCGCGCCCGTGAGGCCTTCGGCACGGCATCGGCAACGGAACGCTTCGCCGCGTCGACCTATCGCAATGGTGCCTACCTGTCCGGCGTCATCAAGCATCCTGACGAGATCGGGCCGGAGGCCGCACAGACGATCCGGGAAAGCATGGCCGCTCTGCATTCGGGCACAGGCAACGCCGGACGCTTCGCCGTGCTGGAGGAAGGCATGGACTGGCAGGCGATATCCGTATCGCCGGAGGATGCACAGATGCTTGAAAGCCGGCGCTTCAGCGTCGAGCAAATCGCGCGCATCTACCGCATACCGCCGCCCGTGCTGGGCGATCTGTCCAACGGTTCCTATTCCAACGTCACGGAGCTCGGCCGCTGGTTTGCGGGCATGACAATCCGGCCATGGCTGGACCGCTGGGAGCAAGCCCTGTCCCGTGTGCTCCTGACTGAGGATGGCCGGCGCTCCCATGTGCTGGAGTTCGATATGGATCTCCTGATGCGCGGCGACATGCTGGCGCGCCTTCAGGCCTACCGCATCGGCCGGGAGATCGGGCTCTACAACGCCAACGATCTCCGCCGCTTCGAAAACCTCAATCCCCGCGCGGATGATGAGGCGGAGACATACCTTTCGCCCCTCAATATGCAGTCCGAACAAACGCGGGCGCCGAAAGAGGGGAACGCATAGGGCTGGCACACCCTGCCGGGGGTTCCCTTTCCCTCCGGCGATAGTGCTGGGACATGACGGCTTGTCCCCGGAAGCTGAACCCGGAATGGCTGTCAGTCTGCGGAGCCCATCGAACTCACGGCAGACACATTGAGAAGGGCGGCCATTGTCTCCGCGGTGGCCGCCCTTCGCTTCCCTCAGCGATCTAGATGAGGGAAACTACGCCTACGGATCTTGCAACGGCCGGGAAGCATCGTGACGAATCAAATGAACATGCGCGTGCCGGAGCATGCGCGCGACCTTATGCGCCGGATTGCCCGGATGCTTCGCGATAACCCTGAGCTTGCGGTGGATCTCTCTTCATTCCTGGATGAGCGCGACGGGGGCCGTATGGTCGCCGGCACGGTCGCGGCCCGCCTTGCCGACATAGAGGCCCGTCTGGAGGCAATGGAGACCGGCAAGGCCGCTCGCCCTGCGGGAATGCCCCGGCTCGTCACAGGCACAGGCAAGGGGCGCCGCCTGACGGAAGCGGGCGAGGAAGAGGTTCGGCGCCGGCTAGACGCTGGGCAACAGGATAGCGTGATCGCAAAGGCGCTTGATATCCATCCCAATACGGTGGCAGGGCGTCGCCGAATAAGAGATCGGCAACGCCCTTAGTTGCCATGGAATATTTACGGGCACTCTGGCAACGATAAAAGATTATCGTTCCATTTTCCGTCGGCATAAGTACGGACATACTTTCCGTTGGCGCCGTTGACCACGCCGATGTCGCCTCTATTGCCCTGCACTAGGGTATAGAACGTATGCGATCGATCCTCGATCCATCCGATAATTTGCTGTCTTGTCCATTTTCCTTGGCTATTACCTAGATGGGTAATCCCCTCGTATGGATCGTTCCGCGGCGTTTTGTTGATGCATCTGATTTGAACGTCGGCCATTGCTTCTCCTCCGGTTGCCTACGGGGATCATCAGAGGCTACGGCGGCGCATTGGGCTATCAGCCCCATTCCACTTTCCGAAGAAACAAACACACGTCTATGT